GATTCTGTGGTATGCTGCGTAAAAGATGAGGACGTAGTAGAAGCGCAAGAGTACATCGAAGAATGTATGCGTTGGACACCCGATTGGGCAAAAGGTTTACCGATTAATTGTGAGTCGGGAACAGGCAAATCATATGGAGATTGCGAATGACACGAAGGCTTGAAGAAGATGGATACGAGACGGTTGTAGGTTGGGGTAAACAGTTAGTAGAAGTTGAAGATGATTTTACATGTTGTCCCGAATGTAAGTCAAAACAACTTTACATGGGTACAACACCAGAGGTAGTAAAAAATACACATAGTGTTGTTATTAAACTTACTTGTAATGAGTGTTCAACGGAATCAAAACTTGCTTTATTTAATGACCACGTTGGACTTGATAAACTTGTTACACGTATAAATTGGGTAGAAAAAGTAGTTTCGTATGTAGAGGATGCTGTTGACGAATTAAAATCTTTTTCCTTAACAGGGAAAAGTAAAAAAATTAAAAGGCACGTAGAGAAGTTTGATCTAGGGCATTTAAAGTTGGACGAGGAGTTACCTAAAGGTGTTTCATCATACAGAAGCAAAGATTATGATGAGGATAAAAACGATAACGTAATAAGCATAAGAGAAAAAGAGTGATGACAGATGAAGAAGAAAAAGAAGAAGCTAAAAAACTTTTTAAGAGAAGAAAATGGGCTGACTTACAACATGCAATTCACGATCCTAATTATGTTGATAATTCTATTTTAGATAAAGATGCAGACGAATGGTTGATTCGTTTAAGTACTATGGATTATAAATTAGAAAGAAGCCCTCAAGAAATGGAACGAAGATATGTTGCAAATAAAAAAAGAGAGGGAAAGTGAGCATAGCACCGTGGTCATTTAGTAGAATTAAATCCTTTGAGCAATGCCCGAAGCAATTCTATCACATGAAAATAGCCAAAGATTACCATGAGAGTGAGACCGAAGCCATGCGCTACGGAACGGAAGCCCACCTTGTTGCCGAAGAGTTTATTCGTGATGGGAAACCAGTGCCTAGTAAGTTTGCTTACATGAAGGACCCGCTCACCTCACTAAGTAATAGACGTGGTAATAAGTTAACAGAAATACGTATGGGTCTGACATCAGACCTAGAGCCTTGTGAGTTTATGGCTAAGAATGTGTGGTGGCGTGGTATTGCTGATCTTGTTATCATGGACGGAGCAAAGGCATGGGTGGTAGACTATAAGACAAGTAAGTCTGCTAAGTATGCAGATAAAGGTCAACTTGAGTTGATGGCTATGGCAACCTTCAAACACTTTCCCGAAGTAACACAAGTAAACGCAGGGTTGATGTTTGTGTTAGCTAAAAAGTTTGTCAAAGAGAAATATACAGATGACATGTTACCTGCTTTGTGGGATAAATGGTTAGCGAGTTACAAGCGTATGGAGATTGCATACGAGGAAGATGTTTGGAACGCACGACCGAGTGGACTTTGCAAGAAGCACTGCGCCGTAATTGAATGTGTATATAATGGGAGTAATTGATGCCATATACAAAATCACCTAGACCCTACAAGAAAGAATATAAGAAACAGAAAGAACGTGGGGAACACCCCGATAGAATGGAACGACAACGTGCCAGACGTGCCTACGATAAAAAAGGCATTAACCGCAGAGGTAAAGATGTTTCACACAACAAAGCCCTAGCCAAGGGTGGGTCAAACAAAGATGGTACAAAATTAGAAAGCCCTTCAAAGAACCGCGCAAGAAATGGACAGAAGGATAAGAAGAAGGTTAAAAAATGAAAAAGAAAGATCCGCTCAAAGGCACAGGTAAAAAACCAAAAGGATCAGGGCGTAGGTTGTATACGGACGAGAACCCAAAAGATACCGTTCCTATTAAATTTGCTACTGTGGCAGATGCTAGGGCTACTGCTAATAAAGTTAAAAAAATTAATAAACCTTTTGCTAGAAAGATACAGATACTCACTGTAGTAGAACAAAGAGCTAAAGTGGCAGGTAAAACAGAACAAGCCGCGATAGCTAGAAAAGCAAAAGAACAAATAAGAGCGAAACACAAAAAGAAAAAATAAATAACTTGGGAGAGTTAAATGGAAATTGTAAACGATAAGGCGTTGTTGCTACGTCTACGTGACCCTAGTAAAGTAACGAGTGTCATACCTAAAAGCAAAGATGTTGGAGACAATAAGGTTGTTGTACATTGGGGATTGCAAGAAGCAGTGAGCCTCAATGCTTTGGATATAAAAGCACCATCACCTATAGAGAAACTGTATCAGTGGACAGGCAAACACAAACCGTTTAAGCATCAGATAACAACAGCGTCTTTCTTTACGTTAAACAAGAAGGCGTTTTGTTTTAACGAGCAAGGCACAGGCAAGACAGCGAGTGCTATATGGGCATCAGATTATTTACTTAAACAAGGTATTATTAAAAGGGTGTTAGTTATATGTCCTCTCTCGATCATGGATAGTGCATGGCGTGATGACTTGTTTACCTTTGCTACACACAGAACGGTATCTGTAGCGCACGGTGCATCGCAGAAACGCAAGAAGATAATCAACGAAGGTTCTGAATACGTTGTTATAAACTACGATGGGGTTGCCATAGTTTTAGACGAACTACGGAGAGGTGGGTTTGACCTTATTATTGTGGACGAAGCAACACATTATAAGAACGCACGGACAACACGGTGGAAGACACTTAAGCAACTAGTAAGCGAAGATACGTGGTTATGGATGATGACAGGGACTCCTGCCGCGCAAAATCCTACAGATGCTTACGGGCTTGCAAAGCTTGTAAACCCTAACGGAGTGCCGAGGTTCTTTGGGTCTTTCAAAGATCAGCTTATGATTAAGGTTTCACAGTTTACTTGGAAAGTAAGAGAGAGTGCTACAGATACAGTGTTTAGAGCATTGCAACCTGCGATACGGTTTACAAAAGAAGAGTGTCTTGATCTACCCGAAATGATATTTACCAAACGTGCTGTAGAACTGACAGCACAACAAAAGAAATACTACAAACAACTCAAAGACAAGATGGTTATGGATATAACAGGCGAGCAAGTTACCGCCATGAATGCAGCTGTAAGCCTTAACAAGTTACTACAAATATCCGCAGGAGCTGTATATACAGACGATGGTGAAGTATTAGAGTTTGACATTAGACACCGATACAAAGTTTTGCGAGAGGTCATTGATGAGTCAAGCCAGAAGGTGTTAATATTTGTACCCTTCAAACATGTAATTGACATATTAACAGATAAATTAAGGAGTGAGGGTATAACAACTGAGGTTATACGTGGAGATGTACCTGCCCACAGAAGGACAGATATATTTAAAGCTTTTCAAGAATCCGTAGACCCGAAAATCCTAGTGATACAACCACAAGCCGCAGCGCACGGTGTCACGTTAACAGCCGCTAACACAGTGGTGTGGTGGGGGCCTACGAGTTCACTAGAAACTTACGACCAAGCAAATGCCAGAGTACATAGATCAGGACAGAAGCACAAATCTACTGTAGTGCAACTACAAGGGTCTGCTGCAGAAAAGCACGTTTATACCTTATTAGACAAAAGAATAAACGTTCACACAAAACTTACAGATTTATACAAAGAAATACTTGACTAACGTATCATTAGTAACTATATGTTATATTCTGATAGTTAGAGGAGAGAGTTATGGAAGATATAACGCCAGATAAGCTAGCAAAAGCTTACATTAAAATAAGAGCAGAACGATCTGCGTTATCAGCGCAGTTTAAAGAAACAGACGGGGAGCTTTCAAGGAAGCTTGATCGTTTGAAACAGGCAATGCTTGAACATTGTGAAAGACACAAAGTTGAAAGCGTAAGAACTTCTGAGGGACTATTCTTTCGGTCTAAAAGAACAAAGTATTGGACAGGCGATTGGGATGCTATGCACAACTTTATTAAAGAGCATAACGTACCAGAGCTTCTTGATAAACGTCTTAACCAAACCAACATAAGAGAGTTCCTAGAAGAAAACCCAACTTTAGTTCCTGATGCTTTGAATACTGAAACGGAACTAGTAATTTCTGTGAGGAAAAAATGAACGAACCTTTTGTACCTATAGAAGATGTGGCTAAACACTTTAGTGTGTCCATATCAACTGTACGCGCTTGGGTGCGTCAAGAGCATATTCCTAAAGATACCTACGTTAAAATAGGTAATACTTATAGGTTTCGTGTTGGAGATGTAGCCGACGCACTAACCACTGCCGAAAAAAATAATGGCAACAGTGGTGTAAAAACTAACGACGATCTAGACTTTGTTGATCTAGACGAAGATATATAAATAGGAAGTGGAGAAGCGAATATGGAAACATATATAATAAAAAATGTAGAGGCTCTTTGGCCTAAAATTAATACTACCTATCACTTTGATAGTAAGGCAAACAAGTCTATGCCCTGCGGTGCATTGGACGATGGTGCAGAATATTCTATACAATTTCGTATGGATGACGCTACTGCAAAGGCTTTATACATAGAAATGTCTAAGTCTTACCAAGCAAACAAAAAAGATAAGTGGGCAAACAAATTAGAGCGTCCATTTGTTAAAGACGACGAAGGTATGTTTACCCACAAGGCTAACTTGAAGGGTGCATATAGCAACAACAAAACAACCAAGCCTTTACAGGTTGATGCACAGGGTACGAAGTTACCAGATGACTTTTTACTTACGACAGGTAGTACTGTGAATGTTGCTGTTACATTTAATCCTTATGACTTTGGTGGTAAGCAGAACGTAAACTTACGTCTGAAAGCCGTGCAGGTTGTTAAGTACGTACCTATGGAAGACAGAAATCCTTTTGAGGTGGTTGATGGTTTTACCATAGAAGATGACCCAAACCCTTTTAAACAAGAAGCAACTCCTGCTCCTGTAGAAGAGGAGGAAGTTGTCGAAGAACCTAAGAAAGTTGTTAAGAAGTCAGCCCCACCCGCTACTTCTAATGATGATGACTTGAGTGCAATAATTGATGATTGGGACTAATCATTAGCACTCCGCCACGACTAGGTATTTACCGAAAGAATAATGTGTCGTATTCTGTCGTGGCGTCTTCGGCACTCATGATGGGTGGAGATTATGGAAACAAAAACATTTTTAGAAAATGTACTAGGGAGTGACGGATACTACAGCGTTCTAGCTTTTAATAATGAACGAAGAATACAAAAATTTTATGACTCTATTGATGCAGTTATACACGCCGCAAACAACCTAGATACACAAAAACTTAATACCTTTTACGGACTAGCCACGTTTAAAGATGGTAACAGTCGTAAAAGTGAAAACGTACAACATCTTAAGTCATTCTTTTTGGACTTAGATTGTGGAGAGGGCAAGGACTACCCAAACCAAACAGAAGCTATTAACGCTCTGCGCGGATTCGTTAAGACGTTATCCTTACCTAAACCTGTTATGGTGAGTTCTGGGTATGGGGTACACGTCTATTGGATATTAGAGGATACCGTACATCCTGACGAGTGGACTCCTGTAGCACTGCAACTAAAGAAGATGTGTGTAGAACATGGGTTGAAGGCTGATCCTGCGGTTACGGCTGATACAGCTAGAGTATTACGTGTGCCAGGGACCCACAATCATAAGGGTGACACACCTAAACAAGTTAAGGTACTAGGCGTTGAAGAACCCAGGCTTGTAAACTTGGAAAGTTTTACAACGTTATTAGGTGGGGGTGTCATGCCTGTGCCTGTAAAGGTTGACTCTGCTGAGAGCGCATTGAGAGAAGCACTGAGAGAGAACTCGGACTTTTCATTTAAGAACATACTTAAGAAGTCTATCAAGGGTACAGGATGCGCTCAGATAAAAAACATGATACAGAACAAAGAAAACATTAGCGAACCTCTATGGAGAGCAGGGCTATCTATAGCAAAATTTTGTTCAGACAAAGACAAAGCTGTGGACCTCATATCGGTAGGACATGAAGGATACAGTAAGGAGTTAACACAAGAGAAGGTAGACTTAATAAAAGGACCCTATCTTTGCTCTAGTTTTTATGAGCATAACCCCGATCTTTGCGCAGACTGCCCTAACTTTGGTAACATAAAATCACCGATAACATTGGGCAGAGAAGTAAAGAAAGCTCCTACTGATCCAGAAAGACCACAGTACCCAGAACCATATTTTAGAGGTGCAAACGGTGGGGTGTATGTAAGATTTACTAACGCAGATGGTGATCCAGAGGACAAACTTATATATCATAACGACTTATATGTTGTTAAACGTATACATGATGTAGAACTTGGTGAAGCTATTGTGATGCGTTTGCACCTGCCAAAAGATGGGGTGAGAGAGTTTACAATACCGTTAACTTCTGTAACATCGAAAGAAGAATTAAGAAAACAACTATCTATGCAAGGTATAGCAGTAACAAGGATGGACGAGCTAATGCAATACACAACAACGTGGGTAAACCAACTACAACTAACAGACAAAGCAGATGAAGCACGAAGGCAGTTTGGTTGGACAGATGATAACCTTGAAGGATTTATTCTTGGTAACGAAGAAATACGCAAAGATAGCATAGAGTTTAACCCACCATCTACACCAACGGCAGGGTTGTTTCCCA